GCTGTATAAGTTACTCTATAACCTGCTGGTCTAAGCTGAAATACGTCGCTATATACACATTTTATTACTTGTTCTTTTTGTACATAGATCCAGTCTATATATTGAACCATGTCTGTATATATTTTGCCGTAGTCAGTGGAGTACTGTACAGAAGCAATTGCTCCTACTGGTCCGCTAGAGGGTACTAATACTGGATTACCTCCATCAAATATTTCTATGACACTCTCTTGGGTATCTATTAGTGGATTTCTGCAGAAGCCTCTTACAGCATCAGATATTTTTGGAATTAAGAAGTCAATTAAATTATCTTGCGTAGTACTAGATATACCAGCATAAGCTTTATATTCTGCTTTGGTTACTAGATTGGCCATAATATTTCCTTTTGTCTTTTACATATCCTGACTAGCAAGATATGTAAAAGACAGGACCTGAGTCCTGTCTTGCTTAATAAATTAAGCTGTCCAACGAAGGGCTTTAACACCTTGGCTGGCTGTAATTTGAGCCATTCCAACGCGCATAGAAGCAACCATTACACGGGCTTGTTCAGCTGCTAACTCTTGTGTGTCAATGCGTAGACCGCGTTGAGCACCGACTAAGAAGTTAGGAACATAAACTGCAAGAGCAGCAATGTTAGTCAATGCAGTGACAGCACCAGTAGCTTTGGCAGCTAGTTCTCCTGTGGCGATAACTGGGGAACCAGCAATCATACCAACTTGACCAGTGATAACAGTAGCTAAAGGACCAACTTTTTCCATTGTCATGAATGTTGTATCTTCTAATAGATCGTAGTATGTATCGTTATTAACGATGTATGCTACGTCAGCTGGATCGATACCATAGTTGCCTAATTGAGCACGTAGTCCACGTAGTTTAGCAATACTTACAGCACCATTGGCAGCTGTTTGTAGTAGGGCTGCATTAGTACCTGAAGTACCTGCACGGTTTGATAAGCCACTGATAGGTACTGTAGATCCGTCACCTGTTAGTAGGGCACCATCGATTGCTTTAGCGCAACGACGAACCATAGCATCACGAATCATAGGTAGAAGAATTAATAAAGAATCTTCTTCTTCTTCGTATCCAACATACTCTTTTGTCGCTACTTTGTAGGCATTTAGAGTAACTTCAGCTAGCTTGTGAGCAACCGCTGATCCGCCAGAACCTGATTCTAGGGCAGTTCCACCACTGAATGTTGTAACCCAGCTTGCAGATCCAACTTCAGGATTTACAGGGATACTTAATACATTGGTTTTCATTGGGATTTGACGGAACATAGGAGCGATAACTAGTCTACGACGTAGTGCATCTTCCATTGTTAATTGTACTTCATTTTCCCATGGTGTAGCACCTGGAACGTGAGCTACACTAGACTTCTCTAGTAGTGCGCGTCCATACTTAGTTTGGTCCAGTGACTTACCCATAATAGTAGAAAGCATAACTGCTTGCTCTTTTTCTTGGTAAGTAACACCGTCAGCACCAGACTTATCTGAGAAAGCCATTTTTGACTTTTGGATAGCTGCGATTTCGGCAGACTTTTCAGCTAGAGCTGATTGTAGGCTGTCTAATACTTGCTTTGTTGTTTGTGACTGCTCTTCGAAACGTTTTTCAACTTCAGCTAATAGGCGCTCTGCACCTGACTCGCCGGATTGAACTACTGCTGGAGTAGCGGCTTCTAGGGCTGACTTAACGCGGGCGTTAATACGTGCTTCTAGGGAGGCTTCTTCAGCTGCTTTTGAGCGCTCAGTTTCGGCTTGAGCTGATGCTGCATCTTGCATTGCTTTAGTTGTTTGTTCAACTGCGGCTCTAGCTGCGTCTGCAACCATTTGTTTGATTTCTTCTGGATTCATTTTCCATTCCTTTTGTGATATGCCGTTTGCTTCCGTTGAGGATTCTAGCCCTTTAGCTGATTCGCTTTTGGGTGCAAACTGCGATTTAAATTGATTATACTCATCAGCATCGTTAAATGCCTTAGACAAACTAAATAGAGTATTTTGATTAGCAGGTACTGAAACTACGGAAATTTCCACTAGTTCTAGTTTCTTGATAACAAATAACTCGGTTGCAGCATTATATTCAGCATCGAGTACTCTGAATCCAACGCTAAATGCGGTTAAAACCCCATCTTTTACTAAATTATAAATTTCAGCTGCCGCTGAAATTCTAGCTTTAATCCATAAACCACTGCCATCAATCCTATGTTGTACCATACGTCCAACAGGATCGTCATGATCATGCTGTGCTAATATGATAGGATTTCTGAGGTAATTTTTAAGTCCTGCTTCCCAAACGCTGGCAGGAACTATATCCCCTTGCCTATCTACATCTGTGGTACTTGCATACCCTTCAATATAAATAGAATCCGCTGGTTCATTGTTTGCAGGAGCAGCTTTAGTAAAAGTACTATTTACATATAATACTTTATTTTTATCCATATGACTCCTTATTAATTGCCCATACTGTCTTTAGTAGGGGCCCCACCTTGCGAAGGATCGACCGCAGAACCTGCTATATTAGCTGGGATTCTAATCTCGTCCATACCTGCAATCTTATCGTAGCGTAATTCTACACGAGCCTCATTAGGTGTCAGTATTCCTGCATTAACTAATGTGGAGTGGTAGGTTGCTATGTCTTTTAATTCTGGCTGTAAACTGCTAACATTAGACGTTATTGCATCTATATCGTAGCCGAAGTATCTTTCTAGGGCAGAAGTGTACCTACGTATTGCAGGCATAACTGTTTCTAAGTAAAATAATCTTAAATTGGGCGATATATTTGCGTTATTTCCACCGTCTAAAAGAATAGGAGGGACTCCGATTGCTTTTAAGATTTTTGAATCATGAGACTTAATAGAAGTATCAAAATCCATTTCTTGGAAACTAGTGTTTAATAGATTAGAAGGTTTTAGTCCACTATCCAGAATCATAGGACGCTTGGCCCCATTTTTTGGATTATATTTTGCAGTCCAGTTTTGTATAGTTTTCTCTTTTGCTTGTGCACTAAGTGTATTTTCACTTGTTAGCACTATTCCTGGTATTGCTCCATTTTCAAAAAAGGAGTCTTGGAAATTTTGCATTTTATACATAATCTGCATAGATCTAGAGCAAGACTCTAATCTACTAGATCCACGATATATGGACTCACTATTTAAGTCTTTAATATGTATAATTTCTGTTGGTTTAAAAGTTATAGAATTATTATAAGTATAACTTTTTATAAAGGTTTTTTCGTCTGGTTGTATCTGTACATTAGTAGCTGGTAAGTGATAGAGGTGTGCTCCATCATAATACATAAATATATTACCATCAAGAACTAAATCTGAAAATATAGCTGTTCTAAATTCTTGAGCTGACTGAAATGGGTTAGGGTTGTAATTTAATAAATTTAATAGTGTCTTTTGTCTAATTCCTGATACTACATCAGTGCTTAGTTTGTTCTTAACATCATAATCTAAACTAGCGCAAGCACTAACTAACATGCTAGTACCTCTATTAACTGCTTCTAGTTTTTGAAAGGCAACTCTGTAGCTGAAAGCAGCTGCTGAGCCAATGTTTACGCCTTGTTCTCTTCGAATAATTTCTTGTGCGGGGTTTAGCTTTTCTCTAACCCAGCTACCTAGATTATTATACCATGCCATATTTTGTTACCTTATGTAAAGGCGCCAAAAAACGAACCTGTAGTAATTTTAGTAGTGACTTCTTTACCTTGATGTTTATCCCTTTGTATATCAACCCATCGAACTTGACGTTCAACAGAGTTAGGTAGGGGGGCTTTACCAAATATCTTATGTAAGTTAACATGATGCCTATTACACAAAGTTCTTACTAGCTCATAAAGCTCAATTCGATGCTCTGCTATAAACTCGTCTCTTACTGCCAATATTCCATCGTCAGTAGAAATATCATACTGCTTTACTCTAGCCCAATTTTCGAGCAAGATTGTAATAGAGTGAAAGTGATGCAGTTCTAAATCTTGATCAGTACCACACACATAGCAGTGGTCCTGCTTTTGATAAGCTGCTTTAGCTTTATCTCTAACGTGTTTAACCGGGATACGTTTGTTACCAGTATTTTTTGCCATAAATTTATTATGTACCTTTTAATTGCTCCTATTATAGCATGATAGGAAGTATAAGTCAATATATAAATTTTTATTCCTAGATAGCTAAAAGTTCATTTATATCGTAGAGTTTCTTCATGTATTGTGAAGGCTTATCTAATACTGAGCTCTCTAAATCACCTTGTCTACGTGGACCTGATAGTACTTCAAAATTACAGCTATTAGTAAATTGAAATTGATCAACTATTTCCTTAACTGTATATCCATGTCCGTGCCCTAAATTCTCTATGGCATTAGCCGGTGTCTCAATGGCTAGTGCTATTGCCTTGCATATCTCGTCGACATGTACATAGTCACGTACAGCGGTACCGTCTTTAGTATTGTAATCAGTGCCATAAATAGTAAATTTACCAGTCTGTTTAGCTTTAACTAATTGTGACATTAATCCGTCTGGGTTTGTAGATGCAAAACCAGAAGTGCCTATAACATTATAGAATCTAAATATAGTGTAATCTTTAGGGGCTAATTGCTCTATGCACTGTTCGGCTGCTAATTTACTAATTGCATAAGGGCTCTCACAAGCAGGAGCACAACCAGTACTAGCAAATATAAAATTATCGTGAGGTATACCTAATACTCTAACTGTACCCATAGTATTAGTAGTGTAGTATTCATAAGGAGAGCGTTTAGACTCACCTACTTGTACTAGTGCTGCTAAATGTACTATACAGTCAAACTTAGTAAAATACCCAGTTAGTCTAAGATCAATGTCTAGTTGATAATGATTATATAAACTATATTCAGGTAAGTTAAGATCTAAGCCATAAACTTCATATCCAGATTCATTTAACATCCTAGATAA